CGAAGTTTAGCCTTGAGGTCATCAGACATTTTGTCCATTTCCTCCATTTCGGCATCGCTCATTTTATATGCTTTTTCCATATTTTCCTCTTCGGAATCACGCTTGAAAAGTGCAACTTTGGCAGACGCATTTGCAGGACGGTCAACCAAAGATAGTTCGTCAAGCTCAAGTTGCTTAAGAAGATTCATCTTCAAGTTTCTCCTTGATTGCACGACCACCGATACTGAAGGCCGCAAGTTCACCAGATTTGACCTTATCCCAGACATCATCGTCGTAGACTTTGTAAGCCACAACCCATCCTTCACGGTCACTCTGTATGCCAAGGCTTTCACCAATTTCCTTAGTGATAGGCAGAGAGTGAATTACACGCCCTGTCATTTTACCTGTGTGCATTGTTTTACCGACACGAATATGTTCCATAAAGTCATTCACGGCTTTAACAAGTGTGTCGGCTTCGATTACATCACCCTGACGGTCAACTATTCGTTCACCCTTCTCAGTGATAACGGAAGCCCATCCATAGACAATACGTTGTTCTTCGTCTGCCTTGAGGATCTTCCCTTCGATCTCTGTTTTAGTTAAGTCACTCACTGTGGCTCCTTTCTCCCACATACGGCAAGACCAGTATCTCGCAGTTGTCTTATCAGTTGCAGTATCGCACGAATGACGACTACGAAAGTTGGCTCTGGCTTTGGGATCATCACGGCGAATCTCCATATTAGGATCACCAAAAGTTACTTTCTTGGTTTTGTCACCATCTTTAACGTAAACACCAAACTTCTTACTTGATCCAGAAGGAAGCCTAAAAGGTTTATTTAGAGGTTTGTCTGCTTTATTGATGGCTGCTTCGGTAGGCAATTCACTCTCATCCCACACGTCATTCTTTCTTGTTGACAGGGGGTGTTTAGCAGGGAGTAAATCAGTATCGTGTTTACCGCTACGGAAACGACCAGTGCGGATAGTACGTAAGAAGTTGTTGACACGCGCCATAGCCCATTGTTCTGGTGACTTTACATTTGGTCTAACAGAGGCAGGGTTTGTTCTGTATGCACCTACACCCCTATTGTAGACTTGTTCGAGCATAGCCATAGTGACTTTGCCTTTGTCACCATACTTTTCGTTATGCTCTCGCATTTTGTTTTGTAAACCTGCTTTTGGCATTATGTCCTCAATACGCTATTCTTTACTAAGATCATGTCAAAGGCTGCAGTGACACGGGCGTTATTACTACGCACAGTTGCTCTTATGTCTATGTCAGACTTTTCTGGGATTGCTAATGGTACAGAGAATGGATAGAAATACTGACCACCATCACCACAGACCTCAAAGGAATGTCCAACTCTAAAGGCATCCTGACCAAAGTATCTGACAAACATATCACCTGTAGCATCTGCACCATCCTGACAGGTAGAAGTGCCTTGTGTAAGATATGCAGTGTAGTCTGCTGGAACTGTATATACAGCCATCAAGGTTTGAGCCTTACCAACATTTATACGTGCTACATTGACTGAACTTTTCTGTATATTGATAACAGCGACATTGGTCCCTGATGTTAGATAAGCCCTATAGACACGTAGGAAAGAATTGGTAGTTGCTGTAGCACCAGAACTAGAAACTGTGATAGTTTCTGATAGAAGATCATAATTTCCATCCAGTCCCTCAATAACTAAACTCTTGCCATCGTCAGAGGCATTGACTGCAGGGACAGACAAAATACCAGCAGTGGAAAATGATGACCAAGGATAATCTGTGTCGTTAATATCCCAGATTGTTCCAGATTGATTCTGAGACATCGCAGGTACAGCGCCAAACTTATGCTGCAAGGAGTGACCACTTACTTCACCCTGTGCAATGGAAAGTGGACTATCTTTGAATAACTGCTTACCCCAAGTAGACATTAGTTCAACTCTTTCGTAATAAGTATTCCAATGTTTCCATCGTTAGGGAAACTCTCTATGGAACTGTCTGAGTAAGTGACCTCAAACTCTGCATAGTAAGTTCCTGCAGTATCTGTATCAGATCCAGTCCAGTTATATTGAACTATCCCACTTGTAGCAGGGCTGATTATATTTGCAGTAGTGTCAATCTTAACTGTACCAGCTAGATCTTTCATGTGAAATCGCACACTAGCTCCTGTAAGGTCTATCACACTACCGCTACCATCTTTGAGTGTAGCTCTTATAGAAGGAGCAGTGTCGTTTTGTTTTAAGTAAAAGGGCATTATGCAGCCTCTAGTGTAACACTGTTAGAAGAAGGATTAAGGGTTACGACATTATTCTCGTTAGCAACTGTAAACACTTTGACGTAGTTCTGGTCTTCAAACCTTGACCTTGGTACATCCGCAATAAAGGTTACGGTTGAACCTGTTAGTGTAAATGTACCTGCGTCTACAGAAAGTTTTACAGCCTTAGCAAAAGTAACCGCTTGACCTGTCAGGGTGAAGGAGCCAGCGTCAAAACTTTCGCCAATGTCTACATCAATCTCTTGACCAGATAGAGCAAACGATCCCGCGTCAGCCGTAACATTCAGCGCCTTAACAAGATCAACATCTTGTCCAGAGAGCGTGAAGTTACCTGCATCTGCTGTCAGACTGACCGCTTTGTTAAGGTTTGCGGCCTGACCAGTGAGCGTAAACGATCCAGCGTCAAAGCTCTCGCCAAGGCCGAAGTCAATCTCATTGCTCGTCAGAGTAAAGCTGCCCGCGTCTGCTGATACATTTACAGCTTTCTTGAGCGTTACATCTTGACCCGTTGAAGCAAACGAACCAGCATCAACAGACAGATTGATTGCTTTGGCAAGAGTTATGTCTTGTCCTGTGAGACTAAACGAACCAGCTTCAGCATCTAAACTATCAGCAGATGAGAAAGAAACATCGTTGCCAGTTAAGGTAAATGTACCTGCATCAACAGAAAGGTTAACTGCTTTCTTGAGTGTAGCGTCTTGCCCCGTAAGAGCAAATGTACCTGCGTCCAGAGATACATTCAGTGCCTTGTTTAAGGTTACATCCTGACCACTTAGAGTAAAGCCGCCATTGTTTAGTGAGATGCTTTTGCCTTTGACAAGGTTTACGTCTTGCCCTGTAAGCGCAAAGCTACCGTTTGGAGTAACTTCAGTGATAAGTTTTGCAGCGCCTTGCAGACTTAAAGTAAATGTACCTGATGTGGCAGAAAGATTAAGTGCTTTATTGAATGTTACATCTTGGCCTGTAGTGGTAAACGATCCAGCATCAAGAGGGAGAGATCTGCCAAGATTTAAATTAACAACCTGTCCACTTAAGCTGAAGCTACCACTATCAGCAGACATCTTAACTACTTTGACTAGATCAATATCTTGGCCTGATAAAGTGAAGCTACCATTATCAGCGGCAATATTAACTGCTTTAAGTAAATCAACAGTTTGACCAGTGAGTGAGAAAGACCCACTAGCTGAAACTAACAGATCTTTAACAAAAGTTATATCTTGGCCTGTTAGAGTGAAACTTCCGCTATCAGCCGTAATGTTAAGAGCTTTAAGTAAATCTACTGTCTGACCAGTGAGTGAGAAAGACCCACTAGCTGAAACTAACAGGGCCTTAACAAAATTTACATCTTGGCCTGATAAAGTGAAACTACCATTATCAGCAGTTATGTTAAGGGCTTTAAGTAAATCTACTGTTTGACCCGTAAGGGTAAATGACCCCGCATCAGCGGCTAATCTATTACCAACATTTAGCCCTACCGTTTGACCCGTGAGGGCAAAGCTACCCGCATCAGCAGTTATACTATAGTCAACAGATGTTACCCCCGCATCCGCAAAGGGGGCTGATGCTATAGGGCTAAATCCGAACATAATTTATCCTTCTGGGTCAACCCAGTCAGGGTTTAGCGTCCATGTTGTTCCGTCAAAGGTATATTTGCAACTTTTCCAATCAACGGGCAAATTCGTCACGTTATTAACAATCACAGAATTAGTATTGTTTAGGTCACCAACAATAAACTGTGCGGGGTAACCTACAGTAATTTCTGTGGCTGTAACTGTTAATGTTACATCGTCATCAAGCAAGTATTTACTTAATCCTGATGATGTCTCCACGATAGTCTTCATTTACTATCCTTTCACAATAATCTTTGTCGCGCTTATGGCAGTTCCAGCAAAGACACTTGGGGCATCAGCCGTGGTACTTAATGTTCCATCTGTTTGCACATAATAACTTTGACCAGCAGTTAAACCAGATTGTGCAGTATTAACTGAACCTACTAATTGAATGGTGGCAGTTGCTGCATCACTATAAGCTGCATCAGCAAAACCTATAAAGTTTTCTGAGGTAAGGTTGGCTGAAGTGTACCCCGTTTGAAAAACGACTGATGTACCTGTAACATCCCCTTGGTTTTCGTAAGCCAAAACAACTTTTTCCTGATCAGGATCATAAACTCCACCAAGATAATCAATGCTAGAACTTTGAAAGGTAAAAGCACTTCCAAAACTTATAGATGTACCGCTTACGGTTCCGACAACCAATGTTCCATAACCATTAGAACTTAACTTATAAGCAATAATTACTTTTTGCGTACTAGCATCATAAACCAAACTTTTCCATTGAGTGCCGCCAGTTTCAAATACAACTTGTGTCCCAAAACTTATTGATGTGCCACTTACAGTTCCTACTATAGCAATTCCACGTGAACTGCTGTAAGCGTCAGAGGAGGCGATAACTACCTTTTGCGCATTAGCGTCATAGACTGCCGCAACATAAATTACATTATCACTGTTAAAAACAACAGCAGTCCCAAAACTAATTGACGTGCCGCTCACGGTCCCTACTATTGATCTACCATTTCCGTTGCTGGTTACCCTATAAGCAATAACAATTTTTCCTGACGCTGCATCATACACAGGAGAATGATATTCTGTGCTGCTACTTTCGTAGGTAACTATAGTTCCAAAACTAATACTTGTGCCAGAAACAGTGCCAACTACAGCTTTGCCGTAATTTGAGTTACCCGCATCAGTATAAGCTATAACAACTTTCTGCGCCGTAGCTTCATAGGCAATCCCAATCCAGTTAGTAGTGCCACTTTCAAAAATACTAGCAGAACCAAAACTTATTGACGTGCCACTGACTGTACCAACAATGGCAGTCCCACGGCTTAAATTACCTGTATCCTGATATGCAATTACGACCTTGCCAGCGTTACTGTCATAAGCAATAGACATGTAGTTTGTAGCTGCGCTTTCAAATACAACAGGAGTACCAAAGCTAATAGACGTGCCACTTACTGTGCCAACAACAGCAGTGCCATAGTCAGAATTTGCGTCATCTGTATAAGCTATCACAACTTTGTCATTGCTTGTATCATAAGCCGCAGCGACCCAAGCTGTATGACCAGTTTCAAATACAACGGCTGTACCAGTGGAATTGGAAACCGTTGTTTCCGCAACAACACTGACAGTCCCATCTGAATTGACTATAACAGTATCGCCGTTAGATAGCGCACCTGACGCCGTTGCTTGTATGGTCCCGCCACCAGCAGCATTTGCGAACTCTAGCGCAGTAGCCCCGCTGTTGACTTGTAAAACCTGTGAAGCAGTGCCTAATGACGTGGGCAGATTAACCGCTACGGTTTGCGCTAAGTCGCCTAAGTCTCTAGATTTAGTCATGTCTTAGCCTTTCAACGGTGCGGATGGGACAGAAATTGTACGGGCTTTTCCAACACTGACCCGTAGGTCTTGAATGTAACCATTCCAATACTGCGTAGAAACATTCTGACCGATATACATAACATCTTTACTAAATGTGTGAGAGGAAGTTCCCGTAGCAACACTAGAGCCATCTTTATAAAGTGTGAGGCTGGTCCCACTTCTGACTGCTGCTACGTGAACCCATGTATTTGCTGGAAAGTTCAGACTAGAGCTTTGTGCGTTATAGGCGCTAGTATAAAAAGCAAGTTCATTTGAAGAGTTTACAATTAAACTAAAACCTGTGGTATCAGACGAAGTTGTTCTAGTACCACAGATTACTTGAGTTGACCCTTGTGCGCTCTTTCTAACCCAAGCTTCTACAGTAAAATCAGCGTCATTTATAGGCGTAATTGTTGCCGTTGCGTAGTCACCCGTCCCATCAAGCGACAAGGCGTTTGTAGAAGATATGGTACTGTTATTCGTTGCATCCGTAACAGCCGCCGCATCATTAAACAGCTTGAGATTATTCCCCTGCGACTTATCAATCACATGAGCGTCTGTGCCTGAGAGAAGCAGCTTAGTGTTGCTTGCAGTAATGCTGGTATCCACATTAGTTGTACTTGGGTACGTTCCACCTGTGGTGGTTAGTGGACCTGTTGGCGGGGTGAATGCGCCAGAGTAAACGGCGGTGCCTTTTACAATTCTTACATCAGACAGATAACCATCAAAGTAAAAACCATCATAATTTGTATACGTGCGACCAATAACAAGATCATCCGACGATCCTAAATCAGCAGAGTCTGTTTTAGTTGTTCCTATTTGCGTTCCGTTTAAAAAAATTCTTACACTATTGGAACTTCTTGTAATAGCAATATGCTGCCATGTATTAGCAACCCATTTTGTAGATGTGGTATTACTAGTAAATGCGGAAGCAGTTGAATCATTAAAAGCATAAGTAATGTTTCCAGAAGAATCAGTAGAAAGTGTAAATCCTACTGGTGTGCCAGTATTAAGAGTTGCAAAAATACCAACATATGTGTTTGGCACAGATAATGGATATATCCAACATTCTGCCGTAAAGTCTCCTGTTCCTAATCCAAAAGCAGCATTACTTCCAACAGCTAAATAATCCCCAGACCCATCAAAATACACCGACCCACCGTTAGTGCTTGATGCGTATTGTTCATAATCATAAGGGCCGAATGGTTTTGTCGAGGTGTTGCCGTTTACTGTGATTGTATGACCGTTTGAAGAACCGTCTGCTATATATGGAAGGTGGCAAGTAAGTAAAGAAGTGTTTGTGACGGCAGTAAGGCGTTCAGTTGGACCTCCTGATGCTGGAGTAATAGCGGTTCCGTTAACAAGTCTTAAATCACTCAAATAGCCATTTAGTAATCTGTCATTGTGATATGGCCTTTGACCTATGTTAATCGTATCAGCCGTATTGTCCATTGAACCTGTAAAAGACGTGCTGCTTGTAACAGAAGTGCCGTCTTTATAAATTGTAATAGTATTCCCGCTTCGTGTGATACAAATATGATACCAAGTGTTCAGAGAAAGCGTAGTAGTTGCTGTAATAACGGTGGGACTATTGCTCGCATATGCTAGAAATCTTAGTTCAGTAGTTCCATTTTTGTAGTCACACTGAAAGCTGTTGCTGGATTGACCGCTTTTCATTATAAACGTATTAAATCCACTGCTATCATAGGCGGTCATGTAAACAAAAAACTCAAGTGTAAAATTACTTGAACCTAACTCTAAACTAGCATCGTCTGGAACAGATAAAAAATCACCAGACCCATCAAAATAAGTGCTATACCCACCGTGCCGATACGGGCTAAACGTACCAGCATAAGCATCGCCGCTTGCCGTGATCGTATGACTGCTTGAAGAGCTATCAGTGATGTCATTGTTATCGCCAGCCGATCCATCTGTTGCCATAAGCAAGCTGGTAAAATGGCTATCAGCGATAACAAAAGCAATCTCAAAGCTGTGACTTACATTCGCCACGTTGGTCCCGTCAGAAGCATCAAAGCGAATAGTCACAGTCCCGCCTGTTCCAGATGTCACGGGCGTCAGAGTAAAGACATTGCTGCTTTGATTTGTGACGGGGAAGCTGGGAGAGCTAAACACGTCAGTCGCCGTGCCGCTGGTGACGGTAGCGGAGTAAACAATTGTCTCTAAATCAGGCTCTGTGGCATTTATTGTAACAACTGTATTGCTGCCAGAGGTAAGCGTGAAAGTACCGCCAGCCGTAAGGTTGTTAGCACCTGCGCCACCTGTATTCTCAGAAAAGCTGTCAATGGTAGGGCTGGCGTTTGTAATACTGGCAAGCAGGTAAAACCCAGAAGACTGCTTAACATACAATCTATTATTATCCGTTTCGTAGTGAAGCGACCCTTCAGAAGCCGAAGCCGCATCGGTTAGCATCGCAGCTTGATTTGCATGAACAGTTACACCAGAACCGCCACTTCCACCGCTAGAGGCAGCGCCAGCCACCTCTGTAACTGTAATCAAGTCACCAGTTGTTGCACCTGTTGCAAGTGTGACTGTGTTTGCAGCAGCAGAAATAGTAACATCAGTTGAGAACAGCTTGGCGCCGTTAAGATAAACACTGACGTTATCAGCATCGGTTATTCCACCAGTGACAGTGAAAACTGTTTGACCACTTGTAGCGGTAAATTCTTGCTCTGCTAAGGAAACAGCGGGAAGCGAAGCCCATTCGCCAGCCGTTGCGCCAGAATTAACTGTTAGGACTTGCCCAGCAGTCCCAAGCGAGGCTGGAATGTTTGTGGCAATGTCTACACCATCAACGGTTCCACCAACGGTAATATTGTTGCCAATAGCTACATTATTACTCGCATCCTCTATAACCGCCTTAGACGCTGGCAGAGTGACGAAGATGTCTTTTTCACCAGCGCTCCAACTTACAGCCGCATCACTATTAGAGCTTTCGATGATCGTAGTACGGGCAAGCGTTGTCCCTGACGCAGTATAAGTACCTATACCAACCTCATAGTCTGTACCATCAGTACAGGCATAATAAGTCGTATTACCATCACCTACAGCCGCAAAGGACTGAAACCCAGCTTTCGCACCAGCAAGAGTATAGGTTCCAGTTCCAGTTGTGGTCGTGGTTTCTTGTACACGATCAGCGACAGCAAGCGCCATGATCTACCCCTTAAGTAAGAGTAAGGATACCGTTTGTTCCAATGTCGATAGTGAAAGTATCGCCATCATTCAGTGTAAGGCTTGACCCATAATCATAGTAGCCAATCAGAGGATCAGCGGGGGATGTAGGTGTGTCGTTATAGATATAAACATATCTAAACGGTGCAACAGAACCACCAGAAGCCGTCAGCGTAAGGTCATCTGCGCTTAATTTGTATGTGCCAGATGTTTGTGCTGATGTTACGTTTGCCAAGGTGCGTGACGAAAGATTTGTATATGAAATCTGCGTTACGTTTGCCAAGACACCATTTGTATCTGTAGTTGGGTCATTTGTTTCGCTTGCGGGGGCAGTATTTGACAAAGCAACGATAAGAGTATCGCTACCAAGGTTCATACCTTCGACCGCATTTTCAACGAAATCGTTGATTTTGTTAAAACTTGCCATTTTGTTTACTCACTTTTCTTTGGTGGTAGCTCTGCATTAGCTAACAGAGCATTTACAATGTCATCCTGATCACTCAGGTCTATGTTAGCGCCGTTCAAGTTACGTAGGTAACTACCAAGTTCTCTCAAGTCATGTGGCGCTACATCACCTGCACATATCTTTGGCATGAGGTCAAAGTTAAGACCGTTGATATGCCAAAGTGGTTCAACTAACTGCTTATTCAATACATCAAAGATGGAGTTAATATAGCTTTCCATAGAGCGTAGGAATAAGTCAGTTTTAGATTTGCTTAACGCATAAGAGCCATTTGCTCCTGCACCCAACATTAAGAACTCAGCCATAACGCTCCTAGCAATATCGTGCTGATAACGGCTGATGATAGGGTTGATATCAATGTTGCGAGAGCCATTACTTGTAATAAGTTCAATGTCCACAATTCTTTGGTTGGTTGGTTTTCCATCTATATCTCTATACACATCAGAGGGCAACAAAGCATAGCCTTGCTCATTGAACTTAAGGTCTCTTAAGATCTTTTCCATCTGACCACGTACTGATATTTGATCAGCAGTTGCATCAGGAGAAAGATATTCTGCAGCAATCCTTCCAATAGGAACACCATGAAGCTCTCTCTCAACAGCTATGGCTTCCACACTCTGAAAGTTCTTTAGGTACTGATACGAAGTATAAGCATTCCGTAAGATAGAACGACCAGAAGGGTCATTGTTTATACTTGTTGTTTTATAGTGCAACAACTTATTAACAGGAATATAGGTGG